GTCATTTGATTGGGACTGTCTAGATAAGAAGGCTGCCATCAAACTCGCTGCTCAAAACGAAGCTGGGTTGCTAGCTTTTGGTGAAAAGGGTCTAGTAGGATTCTTTAGCAGCATTCAGTTCAACCTCACTGACGATGAGCAGCAAACTATTAGCGACGCTGTGCTAGAAAGCGTAGGCTGAAAGTGAGTGAAACAAATGCAGTTTCAGCGCAAGAGTTCCTGGGAAGCCCTGCTGACAGTTACGGGTTGGCGAGCTTTTCAAGCCTCATGGACACGATGGTTGAACAAGAGGAAGCAGAAGAAACAGTTGAAGATGTTGTTTCTTCTGCAACCTTTGGAGGCGCAAATGAAGGCGCTTCTGATGGAGTCGAGCTTCCTACGGCTGGAGATGACTACGAAGATGGATCTGATGGAGGAGAAGATTCTTCAACAGATGGATCTGAGGGAGATGACGGAACTCCAGATGGAGATTCTGAATTCGCTTCAGCCAGCGACGGAGGATCAGCTGCTCCCGCAACTTGGACGGCAGAACCTTCTACACTAGTTGTAGAGCTTGGGAAGATGAGTACTCAGATTGAGGAAAACCTTTCGTCAGCTTTTCAACAACAGGCATACGAGGATGCCAAGGAAGAGTATGGAGATTACTTCGATGCTCTCGCTAAGCATCCTCGGATGCTAGTAGGTGTTGAGGTTCCTGTTATCGGCGGTGAAGGCACGGAGACTTTGCAGTCTTCAGCCGATGCGCGTGATTGGCAGGAAGCCGTGAAGAGCATTTTGGTTGATGAAATCCGCGGCAGGGCTGAGAAGGAGATGGAAGGTTCGCAAGAATTCTTGCGGGTCACACATCAAGCTATCAGCTTGTTCCAGCAAAACCAGGATTTGATCCCCGGTGCTAAAGGGTTTGATGTAGACCTTGCAAATAGGTTTACAGAACTGGCAGCTCCGTATGAAATCAGAGTGGACGGAGTGCTGAAAGGCTACTCAATTGATGTCCAACCTTTGATTAACAGTATTCGTAATCAAAAGCCGGCTCCGCGCCAAGCCCCTCCTGTAAAAAAGAGTGCTGATTCAAAGCCTCAAAAGGGAATTACTTCTAAGGCAGGGTCTAGTAGTTCTGATAAGGAAGACTTTAGCGCCCTATTCGGTACACTTGGACTGCCTAATCTAGCAATTTAAGGAGAAATGAAATGCCATCTACAAATGTGTCTGAGACTTTGAGTGCGATCAACGATCAATACGAAAAGTTCAACGCTATGACACCTCCCGTCGAGGACGAAGTTCCCGTCGAGGACGAAGTTCCCGTCGAGGACGAAGTTCCCGTCGAGGACGAAGTTCCCGTCGAGGACGAAGTTCCCGTCGAGGACGAAGTTCCCGTCGAGGACGAAGTTCCTTCTGAATGATAAAGAGTAGCAGCCTTGCCTGTCTTCCCTGTGTATTACAGACCCAGACCGTATCAAGTCGAACTTCACAAGATGTGGCGAACGAAACGGTACGGCATTGCAGTCTTGCCAAGGCAGACAGGCAAGGACGTTGCTGCCAGTGTGGAGCAATGCTACGCTAGGCTACGCACACCTAAAACAACAGGTATCTACATATCCCTATCAAACCCTATGATTCGGGACATTCTATGGGATAAGACTTATATTGACCCTGGAACGAATGAATACATTCTAGGGTTGAAAGACAATGTTCCCGAAGAACTTGTCAACTGGAAAAATACTGTGATGGAAGGCCACTTCCTAAACAAGAGCAGGTTGAAACTGCAAGGATATTTCCAGTCCGGTCAAGATAATTCCGGTGTTGGAACAGCGTTCCAGGATTACACAATTACAGAGCTGGCTCTGTTTAGCAGGGAAGACCCCATACCTAGATTGTTTCCAATCATCGAAAACCGTGCAGAGCAAAAGCGGTTGATGGTTGTATCAACTCCACGAGGTAAGCGGCAGAATCCATTGTGGAATCTCATGGAGTCTGTGAAACATAACCCAGAGTCGCAAGTCATTATCAGAACCATCGATGACATTAACGAACAGATGGTTCGAGAAGGCTTGGCTCCGGTGCTAACCCAGGAAGAACTCGAAACAATTCGAGAATCATACCGGATTAGATTCGGTAATGATCGAATGTTCGAGCAGGAGTACTACGTTTCTTTCGATGAGATGGATGCTGCTGCCGTGTACGGTGAAGCGTACATGAAACTTGTCGCAGACAAGCGCGTGCATGATTTCAACTTGAATGACTCTCACCCGGTGTATGTCGTATTCGACATCGGTGCGTCAGGTATTCACTCAGATGCTACAAGCTGGATAGCCTTCCAATGGATTAACGGCAGGTTGTTCATCTATGATTGTGGAGAAGGGCACGGTAAAGCCCTACCTGAATATGTAGATGATTTGCAGACAAAGCATTGGTTTAACAAACTTGGCTATATCATTCTCCCGTGGGATGGTGATCATCATGAGAAGGCGGTAAATACAACGCCGGCTGACATGATGCGCACACGTTTTCCTAACGTCGCGGTGCTGGCTAAATCGAACAAAGTGTGGAAGATTCCAGGCACTCGCTCCCACGATGCCAATTTGATTACGGACATTCAACAAGTCCGAATCATGCTGCACAATACAATCATTCATGATACTAACTGCCAGTGGCTATTGAATTGTTTGGAACAATACAAGTATGAGTACAACAACAAGTTGCAAATGTGGACCGAGAAACCGTTGCACGATAAGTATTCGCATATGATGGATGCTTTGCGGTACGGGGTTCAAGCAGTCAAAGAATTGGATTTCTTTGGTAGCGATTTTTACGACAGCACCAACGGTATGCAAAAAAAGTCTGTCAACTACAAGGAAGATTGGAGTTCGGTATGGGTATAAAGCATGTAACTATTCAAGAGGCACTGCAAAATGTAGCGGATAAACCTGCCATCGCTACCGATGAAATCATTGAGCTTCCGGTGCATGAATTGATTTGCAGATCTTTGTTTGAACTTGCCAACAATCCGAACGTAAACAATAAAGGTAGTTTAAGAAGAGCTAATGTGGCTAGAAAGATTTTGCTTAACCGCATGGTTGGTACTAGGCGTACAGGTTCTCATCCAGCTACTCGTAGGGAGATAAGCGTGGAGTTTGTTGACCTTGCAGGGGAGTTGAGCTAGATGCTACCGGAGGTAACACGCAGGTATAGAAAAAAGATACCCGACATACATAAAGAAAGTCTTGATACTAGAATCAGCTGGCTTTGGAATCAGCGGTTTGGAACAGTGCAAATGATTTGGAAAGAGACGGAAGATGCTTTGGATTACACAGCAGCGACTCTTATCCTTCAGGCAATCTTTGCTAAAGACCTAGATTCGATTCAACAAATCTTTACACGTATTGAAGGCGGTAGTCGGCCTGATGAAGATATTGCAGCCGATGCGCCTATGCGGATTTAATACCGCTCCCTGAGCCAACGATCTCTATACCGCTGTGCTTGAGGGCGGATACATACTTCACATTGGCAAAGACCTTTCTTATCCATGTGAAAGTATGCATCGTCATCTGGCCGTGTCTCCGGTAGAAGCCTAATTGAGTCGTCTAGAAATATATGTGGGATGATCCATTTAGTGTGGAAGCGTATTGCAGTTGGATCATCAGGCTTAGCTATCTTGTTGGTACGATCCTCATCCTTCATGGGCGTGTAGAAGGTGCCGTTGGAGTATTTACGTCGGCCATCTTCCAGAGACTTGATTGGATGATGGGTCATGGATTCAAAGTTCCCATTGAATATTCGGCGTACAACGTTAGTGTGATAGGACGATGCTTCTTGATGTAGTAACCCGGTGGCACACGGTATGCCTTGGGAACCTTTCGACCGCAAATGTACGTCATGTACGGTTTGCCAAAATACCCTCTCAAAACCTGATTGATCTTTCGAAGGTCTGAGTTAGCGGAACCACCTTCCTTGACTAGTGTTGCGATCTCAATGCCTGTCGCCCATTCATAAATCATAACTGCTGCGACTCGGTGCCCGTGGGCTGGCGAGAGTTGCCGTAAAAACTTACGAGTCTCTCGCTCCCATTGGACCAAGTGAGGATTCTCTTTGACGAGAAACTTCTCCTTGGTAATGGGCATTTTAGCTCGCATACTATCGGGCAAAACCAGTTGTTCTACCCGCTCGGATTGCTGAGCTTCAGGAATCTGAGACGGGAACTGGTGCCTTTTATTTGCCGTAGAAGTGTCGAAGCGTTTCTTCAACAGTTCTTCTGCTTCAGAAAGCAGAGAGTCTTCTTCGAAGTTAACTGAGCTAGACATGCTGCCTAGTGTATATCACAAAAGATTGTAAAAAAAGCAGGAGGTGTACCCGTTAAGGTACACCTCCTGCTCTCGGTCAGCTGCTGTACATATCAACGTTATGCACTAGTTTTGCTGCTTCGTTTGCAGGAAGTCCTACTTCAATTGCTCGATCGCGAAGCAAGACTCGCCATTCTGAAACGTTCAAGGTTTTCAACTTGGACCCGATTGCGAACAGTGTGTTGTTTCGAGCCCCTTCTTTGATTGGCTTAGCTAAATCTTGAATAGCTTCTGCTTGGAGCAATAGAAGCTCTTCTACATCAGCGTTAGCAATTACTTGATTAATGAGTACGTCATTCAATTTCTTCACCGTTTCGTTAGCTTTGAATAGTTCATGCAAATGCTGAGGCAAGGGTGCTATGGAATAGTCGTTCCACCGTTGATTAACGTAGTGGTAGACACAACCCGTGCCACGCAAATCGATACCTTGCTCCACCCCAACACGGTCGTTGATTACGGAGAATCCAGTATTAGAATCCCAATCATCGGCAGTGCTGTAGAACAAGTGGTAGCCATCGCCGGACTTACTGGTTTCAGCAAGTGTCGGCGGCAGATACCCTAGTTTCTTGAGATGCTCAAAACCTCCATTCTTTCCGTCAACGTCGATGCAGACCAACGACATTGATCTCATAACAAATGCAAAGGGGCCAGGCTTCTTGAGCCTTAACACACGTAGTTGATTGAAACGACCCATGTTGTAAAGCTCCATGAAAGCTTTGCCATTGTTCGATTTCAATCCCCAACCTTTTTCGGTTACGCCACCGTCCCAAACTTTTACAAGAGCTATACCGTTAGGGCCTGCGAAGTTTTCAAATTGAGCAGGTACATATTCGTCAAAGGTATAGTTGCCTTTTGACAACCAATCAATCATCTAAATCTCCTTCTAATGTTTGGACGAATGCATAGGCTTCAGCCTTGAGCGAAGTGATAACACGAACCTTTCGAGGTTTACCCTCAATTCGTTTGGACTTACGTTCCATGTTGAAAATGGGTTCGAAAAGCTGAATGATATCTGGCTCAGACCAAACCCCGTAGTCGCCATTGGAAACTCTCCAAGCTTGAAAATCTTTGGAGAGTTGTTCGATCGAGACTCCTTGCAAAGCTGCTTCGCCAAGTACATTAGTTTCAACTACATGTTTGACGAACTGCAACCCCAGAGAATTAACAAACATGTGTTCAAGCTGAAGCTCCATCGCTTGAGTAGTAGGCGCGAGACGCTCAGCGACTTCTGACTCCAGTACGTAATGATCCACTAACAACGCCAACAACGCGCCCAAGTACTTCTCAGACAACAGTTTCTTTTCAAACTGATGATCGAGCGGGTACACGTTAGGGAATCTGAAACGCACTAATCTCTTCTGCAAAGCAAGAGATTTGTCTGAGGATTTTGGTTCTCGATTTAAACCTTCGATGAACAAAGCATTGGTTTGAACAGGCGTTGGTGTTGACTCATAGAGTCTTCGAATAGGGATAACTTCCCCAGCGATCAACGACTTTTCAAGACCAGAATCCTTCACATATTCAGACCTGCCATCAAACACGATGTTCAACAGTTTGCCATTCAATTCACAAACAACAGGCGATTGCTCAGAGATTTGCTGACGTGTGACGTTAGAACAATTGTCCCAGCCGAAGATAGCTTGCAACATCTTCAGTAGTAGTGACTTGCCATTACGTCCTTCACCAATGAGAAGAACGTATTTAACTGCTGACCAGCTTGGAGCAAGTGCCGTTGCAATATGTGTAAGCAACGAAGTCGCTTCCTCATCAGAGTTGAGCCAGTTGGCTACGATTTCGAAAACTTCTTGCTTGTCTTCATCAGAGGTATTCAAGAGAGGGTGTAATGTGTTAGGTACAAACTCACCTGAAGGGTGTACTAAACCTCCTGTAGAAGTAAGTACTCGAAGACCTTGCGCAGTTTTAACAAGCAAACTGTCGCAAGTACCTAAATGCTCTAGAGCATATTGAGAAGTCATGAAATCAAAGCTGGATAACTCTGCTTCAGTGCTGAACAAAGTGTTGAACTGCGAAGCTGCTTTACGCCTGAGTTCCGCTCTTGGCAAAGGAACCCATGAAATTTTCAAAGGGTCTTGCTCACCCGTAGGTTGATTGGTCGTAATGTCTACGGGGTTATAAGTAACATTCCCGTATCTGACCAAGTTGAAGGACGAAGCAAGGATGAACGCATCTTTACTTAGTTCTTTCTTAGTCTTTAGTTCGAGCATCAGTTCTCTTTTCTATAGACTCAGGGAGAGTGGAGGGAGCAGACCCCACTCTCCCTGAGTATTGATTATGAACCTAGCGCATCAAGCACGATGCTCAGCTTAGTTTTGGCAAGACCAAGCTCGTTTGCATCAGTACTATCAACTACTTGCTGCAAAGCTTGAGTAAGTTGATCATTAGCTACCGGCTCATTGTTGTCAGTTTCCATAGTTACTTCTTTCATCTAAGCAGCTACTGCGATTTGCAATAGCTCCCCACCCCTAGATAAGCGCTAT